CGTGGTTTGCAGCCTATGATCAAAAGTTTCAGACAATATTATGATCCATCAGTGGATATTAAGCCCCACATCATGCGGAAAGCGATGATTGCCGTTTCGGCTGTATTGGCAACTATAAAGCCAACAATACAGCTAGGTCGACGATTGTTAACCGGTGATGAGGTGCTTAATGGGTCAGACGGTGTATATCCGCCCTTGAACATTCACACTTCCGCAGGAATGCCTCAGCGTACATATGCTCCCGGAAAACCTGGTAAAACAGCGTTTTTCCGTAGGACTATTGATGATAAGCTGGAATGGGCAGATAGTACGGCAGCGTGCAAGTTTAAAGCGGATTACGTCGAATATGAGAAATCACTACGTTCAGGCGTTATACCGTTTGTCTTTCTGATGGAAACTTTGAAGGATGAAACTTTGAAAATAGAAAAGATTGAGAATGCCAAAACAAGAACTTTCGAAGTGTTTCCGGGTCCACTAGCAATGGTGTACAGGAAATATTTCGGCGCATTTAACGCAGCTTTGCAAGCAGATTGTATGCGTAAACCCGTTTCGGTGGGTATTAACGCACATTCTGTCCAATGGAAATTCTTGTATGATCGGCTTAATCGCTTTGGTGGTAAGGTTATCGCCGGCGATTACGTCGCTTGGGACAAGAGGCTCTGCGGACAAGCGATCTACAAAGCTACGGTACAGGTTAATGAATGGTATGAGCGCGCAGTCTTAGACAACCCTAATCTAAGTGCGGAAGACCGCCATCGTATGATGGAGGAAATCGCGCAAGATAATGAGGTACGGCTTTTGCTGGCGCAAATACTTATTAACTCGTACGTTGTTGTAATGGAAATTCTTTTTCGAACAAGCCAAGGGTTGCCGTCAGGTGTTCCTGTGACTTCCGTTCTCAATTCTGTGGCGAATTGGCTCTATTTAGTTAGTGCTATATTCTCCATTTTAGAAGAGAAAAACGTGTTGCAGGATATGCTTCCAGATGAATTGAACAAACATGTGGAATTTGCACTCTATGGTGATGATCATATCATTGCCTTAAGTGCAGAATTGCGGCAATTTATTACGTTCCAAGACGTGAGAAATCATTTCCGGTCACGTCTTGTTGGTTATACGGATGCAAATAAAAATGCGATTTCAGAGTTCGATTTCGAGGAGCTCA